AAGACCAGAGACAGCCGGATGAGTTTTTGCATGTAATTTAGCCCTCCTAATAATTCAGGGAATAGCCGCAATAATATTTAGAGTTTGATGAGTCATAAATCAGGGTGATGATGTCGATTTTGGAATTCGTGGCTGTCAAAGTCGGCGCTGTCGCCCCTGACCATGAGACTGTTCCCGGCCAGATAACCAGCCCGGCGCTACCCCCGGAAGGCTGAGTAAGAAACAGCAAATACCTGCCTCCGGCGATCGGATTAGAGAAAGTTACGGTATTATTCCCTGAAACTAACGTCAGGTTCTGGACGTTGCCGTTATTCCAGTTCAGTGTGACGTTTGAGGTGATGTACTCAGCCGAGACATACTGGCCTGTCACGCTAAGATTTCCGTTGGTACTCCATGACATAGCGGCAGCCAACACCCCGTTTGCCGTCGAGCCATACGGTATTTTGCCAGTGAGGTTTCCCGTGGTAGTCACGGCATTAGGCAAGGAACGGCAATAACCCTGCTTTGATAGAAACAGGCTCTTGGTCGGTTGATGGTAATACTTATACTCACAGAGCCGTAATTGAAGTCCTGGAACGGTCAGGGGCTACCCTTACTAACTATCCAGTCAAACTTGATATTGATACGAAATGGTTGGTTGATTCAGGATACGCCACAACCACAGGAAATGAAGTCCGGTTTACCGCCTCGGATGGCTCAACATTAGTCAAGTTCTTACGTGAAACCGCTTTCAACATTGACTGGACTATCTACTTCTTTAAAGCCCCATCTCTTGCTGGTAGCACCATTTCTAGCGGTAATTATACAGCTCTCTCTTGGACTAACTTTTACATCTACTTTGACGCTTCATTGGGAGCTGTTGCAGATGGGCAAGACTGGACACCGGGTGGCATGGCAGACTTTGCAGATCATTTTACCGCAGCTTCTTTAAGTACAGACCTTTGGACGGGTGATTTAGCTTCTGGAACTTTAGCTAATTCCATTTTGACCTTTGTTGGTGCTGCTGGTAATAAGTGGCTGTATTCCAAAGCAGCCAACGGTTATCAATGGGGGGCTGGCTACAGATTCAGGATGAGAGCCAATATCCCGACTTCCTATGCAGGGCAGGGTACATTCTATCGTTTCCAGACTGATGCTAATAATTTTATTGATCTCAGAAGCTACAATGCGGGAACAGACAAATTTATCGTATATAACGATGGGCAAAGTTCCGCTTCGCCTGATATTTTAATTGACCAAAATACCTATCATACCTATCAAGTCAGTCGTCGATCAACAGCCTTTGTAGAGGCAAGTCAAGATGATGTAGCTAACGGCTTTAATGCGTCCGGCGTTGATGATATTGGAACGGCTACATTAGCCTTTGCCGCATCTGCTGATACTTCACCTTACAACACTATCGTTATGGACTGGGCTTGGGTAGGAAAATGCACGGCATCAGAGGACACCGAGCCATTAGCTACGCCCATGACAGCGCAAGTCATTTTCCCGCAGCATCCCTTTACTGTTGCTGTTGAGCCGACTGTAATGTATGAGGCAAGTCCACAACTACTTACAGGCGAAACTAATGTCTGGAAAGCATGGTTTAGGGAATCAATAGGCGAAAATGCAACAGGGCAATGGCAAGACCATCGAGTATCCTATGCTGAGTCAACCAATCGAAAGCACTGGGTTTATGCTCGTGGGGTAATAGACAACGCAGAGGGGACATTTACGCCATCGGTTGTGAAAATCAGCGGTACTTATTATTGTTATGTCCATGGAGGAAGTTGGCTGTTAGTCGATAGATGGAGTTCCGCCAACGGCAGAACTGGCTGGGCAAAAGACCAGGATAATATATTTACCGATACCGGAGCCATCGGCAATGTTTACGTTTGGACTGAAGGTACTGACTGGAAAGCAGTGGTTCCAGGTTTTACTTATTCCAAAATCAAAACTAGTGTAGACGGTGGGGCTACATGGAATGCTGGGGATGATCTAACCAACAATGGAGTTGGTTTTGACTGGTTTACCAAGATAGGCACAACGTATTATCTGTGGGGAACAAAGGCAGCAGATGCCATTGATTATTTGCCGACATGGATTGAGTTTGGCTATGGAAGCAGCCTTTTAAGTATTCCTGATGTTGGCACCTCGTTAATAAGAGTCAAAACTTATGAGGGCGTGAATACCGATACTGATGGGCAACTGGCAGACTGTTGGCTGGTAGAAGCGCTTGGGCAAGTGTCGATATTTTATGATTCAATTGACGCACAGACACCCCCAACTGGTGATAGGTCAGTTATCGCACTGGCGACTTACGCAGGGACAATGAATCAGTTTTTAGAATTGTTACCAACAATCACCATCTCCGCTGCCAGTTCAGTCACCGCCACAACTGCAATTTTGAACGGCAACATCACAGCCACAGGCGGCGAAGACCCTACCGTGACGGTGTACTGGGGTTTTACAGATGGCGGGCAGACTCCCGGAAGCTGGACTAATAATTCTGCGCCTACTAGTCCCGGTCAGCCTCAGGGTGTAGCTGCCTTCACTAAATCGCTGACCAGCCTGACCGCTGGCACGCTGTATTACTACTCAGCCAAAGCCACCAACTCGGCGGGGACAAGTTGGCCTGCTGCGAGTGGGAATTTTACAACTTTAATTGGTTTTGATGCTCTTATATTGGCAGGAGACTAAAATATGCCTCTTAAAATAGCGACCGCTCCCACAGTCGAACCCATTTCTTTGTCTGAGGCCTGTGCGCACTTGCGCATTGATACGGATGCTTTCGCCGATAGCATTAATAGTTCTATCTCTATCGCCCCTGGGAGCCATGCTATCGCTGCTGCGTATTCTCTCAAGGGCACCGGGATCAACGTCGCGGGAAAAGAAGCCCTCGTGCTGTTTGAATCCGGGACCAACGGCGCTGGCGGGACCGTTGACGTAAAGCTCCAGGAATCAGACACCGATTCCGATTCTGCTTATACCGATGTGTCCAGCGGGGCTTTCACCCAGGTCACCACGGCGAATGATAACGCCACGTTTGAAAAAGCCTATACCGGAACTAAAAATTATATCAGAGTCGTTGCCACTGTTGCAGCCAATGCCTGCGAATTTGGGGTTTCAATCATCACCAATGAACCGGCCAGCTCCGAAACCACCTTGATTAACGGGTATATCAAGGCCGCACGTGAATTCTGCGAGAACTTCCAGAATCGGGCATTCGTCAATCAGACCTGGGAACTTTGGCTGGACGGTTTCCCCTCAGAAGCTGAGATTGAGATTCCCCTACCTCCATTGGTTTCCGTGACCTCGGTTAAATATTATGACACAGGCAATACCGAGGCCACGTTTGATAGTGCCAATTATTTTGTTGACACAAAATCAGAGCCGGGCCGGGTGTGCCTGGGTTATGGCAAATCATGGCCATCAACCACTCTCCGAAGTCATAATGGCGTCTGCGTGACCTTTGTCGCTGGATATGGCGCCACTGCTGCCAATGTGCCTCAGAAGGTCAAGCAATCCATGCTCCTGTTAATTGGTGATTATTATTCTGCTCGTGAGGCGGGGATTGCCAGCAAGCAAACCATCGAAGCGGTTGAACGCCTCCTATGGCTTGAGAGGATTTTATGATTCAGGCTGGTAAGCTCAATAAACGGCTGATCTTCCAAATAAACACCCCCACGGCCAACGATAAAGGAGAATTGATAGATACCTGGTCAAACCATTTTACCCTCTGGGGGCATATTGAACCGCTGAAAGGCAACCGCTATTTTACGGCCAAACAGAGCAATGTGGAAGTCGATGGCACTATTTATATCCGGTACCGCTCAGGTATTCTGCCAACGATGCTGATTGTATATGGAATAAGGCATTTCAGGCCTATTTCTATTATTAATCCTGATGAGGCCAACGAAGAGCTCCAGATAATGTACAAGGAAATTTTATGATCATCGGGATAGAACAAGTCCAGGCCAACCTCGAAAAGGTCAAGGAGTCTATTTCGCCTGAGCAAATCGAAAGCGTTTTACTTCTGGGGGCTCAGGTTATAGCGGAAGATGCCAGGAATAGGGCCCCGCTGGGAAATAAAAAATATTATCAATCAAAACGCACACGGCGGTATGGCGGGGGAAACCTGAAAAGGGGTATTGAGGCCAAGGTGATCCATCGTGAGGGTTCGACGGTAGCTGCCATTGCAGCCGTAAATTATAAAATTGCGCCTCATGCGCACCTGGTGGAATTCGGTCATCTGCTGGTCCGTGGAAAGAAAGGCCATATTGTCGGGTTTGTTCCTCCCCATCCTTTCTTCCGGCCGGCATGGGAAGCCAGGTCTGAACAGGTTTCACAGGGAGTAGTTGAAGAATTAAAGAATCTGGTTGAAGGTTCAGTCAATGGTTGATACCTGGGCAACTAAAACTGCCTATATTTTGAATGATAAGGTTATTCCCACTTCTCCCAACGGCAAAGTCTATAAGTGCGTTACGGCCGGGACCAGCGGGAATTATTTAAAGGGGGATACCCGGCAGCGCGGCCAAATCGATTCAACCGATGGCACCTGGATAGAAGATACTATATTAGGTTTTCATCCGGCCACCTGGTACACGGATGTTGATAATAACGGCGTAACAAACATTGGGGATGCAACCGCCCTATCAATCTTTCTTGATCTCATGGGCGATCCTTTTTTGTATGTTTACGAGCCTTCCTGGCCGGTCAATTTCGGGGAACAGGTTGTTGATGGATCGGTTACCTGGGAGGTAACGAACGATTCCTTTGAGAAAGGCCTCCGGGATAAATTATTAGCCACCGGTGTGATCACCGATCTAGTAAGCTCCCGAATTTACTACGCCAGGGCCCCGGAGAATGCGGCCAGTCCTTATATCGTGTTGAACCTGATTTCCGGGAGTCCTGCAAATGCCATCGATGGCGATACCAAACAAGTAACTCGCAGGATCCAATTCACCATCATCGATGAATCATATACCGATTGCCAGCAAATCGCTGCAGCCCTGAAGGCGACGCTCAACGGATACACCGGGGTACTGGGAGACATAATTTATTGCCAGGGGTGCTTTTTGGAAAATGAAAATGACCTGGAATTCGAAGATGTCTTAAAAGTCTACGGCCTGACCGCAGATTACAAATTTTATTACAACGAGTAAAGTTGGAGGTTATTTATGCCTACAAGTCATTCTAAGATAGGTTACGGAGCCGCTCTATCATGGAACTCCCAGGCAGTAGCCCGCATTAGTAAAATCGGTGAGTTTGGTTTCTCCATCGCCAAAAACGATATCACAACCTTCAGCGCTGCGGCAGTGTTTAAGGAATATGGAGCGGGCATGATTGACCCGGGCGAACTCTCGCTCGAAGGCTTTCTGGCAACCAATGACACCAACGGCCAGGTGGCCATGCTGACGGATGCCAAGGCCCGCACTTCCAGGACTGTGGTTATCACCCTTCCCACTACCTTAGGGACGGTGACCTTCACCGGCACAGCTTTTATCACTGATATCAAAATCGGCGATATCACACCGGAGGGGACGATACCAATCAAGATCAAACTGGCCTATACCGGTGAAACGACACTGGCGATAGCCTAACATGAACGAGATACCGTTAACCCTGGATAAGCCCCGGCTCCTTAAGTTGACCCTTAAGGGCTTAATCGAATTTGAAAAAGCCTCCGGGTTGAACTTCACCGAGCTAAATAATGTCGCTGATTTATCTCTGGAGCATACCGGGATGTTGCTATGGTCCTGCCTCATTTGGGAGGACCATGATTTAAAACTGGACGAAGTTCTCTGGATGGCCGACCCCGGAAAGATCGTCGAGATAACCAAAGCAATTCTCGCTTGTATCCAAACCTCATTCCCGGAGGTTAAAACTGAGAGCGCCCCTTTAGCGCCGACACCAAAACCAGAAACAACGACACCAGATCCTCAAATATCGACTGGCTAAACCTCTGGAGTTATGGCCGATACAATCTCCATTTAAGCGAAGTAGATTTCTGGCAACTCTCACCCAGAGAGCTGGATGCCCTCTCAACCAGATACCGGGATGAGCAGGACTGGCTTAACTACCGGGCGGCCCTCATCAGCTCGGTAATCGCCAGCGGCCTGACCGGTAAGGAATTCACCGCCTTGGACTTCATGCCGCTGAAAGAATCCAAAGAGCAGACCCCTGACGAGATGTACGAAAAATTGAAAGTTATAAATCAATTCCTGGGAGGGAAGCATGGCGGGTAAATTGGGGGAACTTTTGGTACTGATTAAAGCCGACAATCAGCTCACCCCGGAGCTTATGACCGTTAATACATCCCTCGCTGAAAGTGAGCGCCGGCATGATGCCGTAGCTCGGCAATCGGACAGGGCACAAGCATCCACAGCAGCCGCAATGAGGCGCAGTCGGACTGCTATTAGAGAGTTGGCACAAGGCGTGGGCTTCCTTGGCAGCACCTTCATAGGATTGGGAGCCTCGATGCGTGATTCAAATAACGAAATGGAGAAAGCCACTGGTAACACGCTTTTGATGGTTGGAACGCTCATGTCCTCCATGGCAGCCGCTGCCCAGTTCGTTCAGGCTATTTCTAAAATTATCACAGCTTTGAAAGCCCTGCATATTCAACAACTTATAACCCATGCATTATCAGGTCCGAGAGGTTGGGCTATTCTCGCAGGGGCTGCGGTGGTTGGAGCAACGGCATACATCGGCTATAATGCCATGCAATCCAAAGTTGCGACTGCCGATAAGAAAGTAGCCACCGTCCAAGTCAATGTAAATATGGACAGCCGGACGTTAACACAACCGATTAAGCGCAATATTATGCTGGGGCAAGACCAGAATTTCAATACAGGATTCAGATAGGGGGCGATATGCCAGCAACTGTCAATCATAATTCAAACCCTGCCGATTTAGCCGAATATGAGGCCACGTCGCATCATGTTCTCAGTGGCGTTGGAGACATGCTGAAATCAACCTATGACACTGACGTCGATGGAATTGTTGACAAAGCTGAGTCTATTGATGACGGCGGCGGGAACACCGCGACAGCCGCCGATTTAAAAGACGCTGTTACCAAGAAACACACCCAGGGAACGGACACCACGCTGGGGGCACAAAGCCAGGACCTGGATATGAATACACATAAAATTGTTAATGTGACCGATCCCGCTAATGCCCAGGACGCAGCGACAAAGGCTTATGTTGACGCAAATACCAGCAATTGGGCAAGACCGGGAACGACGAAATCACTGTTAACCACTTATCACAACGTTAGCGGCAAAACCAGAATGGTGACAGTCTCGATTCTCCTTTCGGCAATCGCAAATGCCGGGATCGGTTTTGACGCCAAAGTGGGAGTAGCTGACCCGGCTGACACATTGGTAGGGAGGGCTTATCTATATGGAGCAGCAATTCAAGGGGCATACTCGCAGAATGTCATTCCATTAACATTCATGGTGTTGCCGGATGAATATTATGGGATTTATTTATTTACAGCCAGCGGGAATTATGCTTACGATCTCGTAAGTTGGGTCGAGTGGGAGTTTTAAATGCCCCTTACTTTTCCTCTAACCTTTCCCCTTTTTTCAGTCTCGCCCTACAATGAACCCGTCCTCGAAGTCGCTTTGAATCAATCCATATTTGACACGAGCCCCTCCTGGACTGATTTATCTCTAGACCTTATGGAGATAAGGATAAAAAGAGGGCGAGATCACGAATTAAACAGGGTTGAAGCCGGAACGGCTGTTTTCAAATTAAAAAATACCCTGGGTGAATATTGGCCTGACAATTCAGACAGCACACTCTATCCCTATTTCAATCCCCTGACACTAATTCGTCTGACCTCTGTATTTAACGGCACTACTTATGACGTGTTCTATGGCTATATCGAGTCCATCAAGCCGGGCTGGGTTGAAACTTCCGGGGGTGCTGTGCCCATCGTGGAAGTTAATTGCGTTGACTTTTTTAAAACTTTCTCCCGTTTCAAGATTTATGACGCCAACGAACCGATAATCGGGACTGCCGTAACTGGAACAACTGTTTACGTTAACGATGCCAGCAAATTCCACGCCAAGCAATATGTGCAGGTACGGGATGACTCTAACGCTGCCCACACGATAGGTGAAATGCGCCAGATAGATTCTGTTGACCTGGCGCTGGGCAAACTCACGCTAGGGACGGGATTGGCGTTGACCTACACATCTGCCAGTGCGGCGAGGGTTAAAAAGTTCCCGACTGAACTATCTGGTTACCGCATAAATGACATTTTGGCAGAACTGGACTTCCCTCAAGCCATGATGGTAGTGGCTGACGGAGAATATTATATAAACGAGATGGGGTCTACAGTCACATCATTGGTTGGGACTGGATGCCCTGCCACTTATGTGCCGGACCCGGCTGGCGTTAACATGATGCAACACCTTAACGATGTGGTTGAGGCTGAAAACGGGCTATGCTTTGTCCGTGGTGACGGTTGTGTGGTATTTCAGGGGTTTAAGGCACGGCAGTCGGGGCCTTACAATTCAGCTTTGTTTACTTTGTCCGATTCGGGGAGCAACTCTAAATATGCGTTGCCAGAATTGAGCCACGATGATAGTTATATTTTCAACGAGGTGGATTGCTCCGGGGCTGCCTTCAGCGTTAATCCTATAATATTTGCCGATTCCGCTGCCCAGGCCACTCAGGGGATCAGAACGCTGGACCGATCGGGCTCTTTACTTTACTACGAATTCGACGCTTTCAATCAGGCTTTTATTTTACTTAACAGGTATATTACTTCACAACTACGGGTTGAC